TAAATCGACAGTTATTTGCAAACTCTTCGATAAAGCCACGAAGTGCAGGTTGTGTGGATTGTGGATTGAGATAATCTGCTTCGTCAAGTATTACAACTTTGTATCCACCTTGTAAAGAAACTGTAGAAGCAAATTGTTTAATCTTGGTTCGAAGCGTGTCAATGTTACCTTCTTCCGAACCGTTGATAATAATATAGTCGAGCGCCAGTTCATTACACATGGCTTTCGCGACAGTAGTTTTACCGAGACCAGCAGTACCAGTGAGAAGCATATTAGGCAACTCACCAGTATCTACGGTCTTTTGGAATGTTTGTTTGAGATTATCTGGTAAGATAGTCTCAGCAATAGTTTTAGGACGATACTTTTCGACCCATAGATAATCATTAGACATATTTACACCTCACATAATATATTATAACAAAGTTCACAAGCGGTGTAAACAGTTTATTGATCTTCTTCCATTGCCTTTTCTTGTTGGATGTTTTCAACAACTTGAATAACTTGAATTGCGTCATCACGCAATTTACCAATTGTTGACATTTCTTCGCCTTTTACTGCACCACGTTGTGTCATGGCATCAATAACTGCGACTGTTGAACGTGACACTTGATTTGACAACGTCAACAGATGATCATACTGATCTGGTTCTTTATCACTCATCTTAAACTCCGTACGAAGATGTTTTTTCTAATGCAATCCAATATTGAACATTTAGTTCTTTGTGTGTGAATCGAGAAATACGTTTACTTGAGATCTCTACATCATAATCACCTGTTATGATTTTTAGATTTGAGATGCCAAGCATAAAAGTAAATTCTACTCCATCAGGATACTCGCCATCGATATCGATCGAAAAGGCATTCGATGTTGAGTTCTGGCTATCTACAACAGAAAGACTAATTACACCATCTTTGCCAGTGATAGACACTTCGTCATGACCAAGAGCGGATGCAGCTCTCTTGATTTTACTAAGTGTATCATTAGTCAGTGTAAACTTCACCTCGCTTTCAGGCATGATGATGTCTTTCTGAGGGGTGGTTAAGGTTTCTTCTGGTGAGAAGAAGTACTTAACTTTTGTCCGACCGGTGGAATCACCAATCGTAACATATTCTTCGGCAAATTTTAACCGAGGAATATCAACAAGACCAAGAACACCAATGAACTCAGAAAGATCATAGATGCCAAAGTCTTGAGGAAATTCTTGTTCAACAACAGCAGTTGCAACAACGTTGCGCGCTTCTGAAATTGTCTTTACAGTATTACCTTCTCGAATCAAAACATTCGGATTGATACCCGAAAAATTTTTCAAGACATTTAAGGTATTTTCATTTAGTTCCATTATATATCCTCCAAAAGATAAGTATATTATAACACAAGTTCATTAGCTTGTACACTGTTATTTTTCATCTTGCTAAAGTTTTTTTCTTTTACGAATTCAATTTTATTATTGAACTTACCATCAAGGATTTCACCTTTATGAGAAATGACAAATACATTTGTATCATCACCAAGAGTGTAAAGAATCTTAAGTAGATTTTCTACGCCATCATGGTCTAGACTTGAATCAAAAGTTTCGTCGAGTAAGAGAAGATTAGTTGATACAGAGTTCTTCATCTTTGCTACCTGTCTCCAAGTAAAGAGAAGAGCCAAATCAATTCTCTGTTTTTCACCTTCACTAAATGAATCATAAGTAAATTCATCTCTATGACGAGAACGAATTACTTCTTGAAATGATTCGTCAAGATGAAAGTGAACAAAGAAGTCAAGTATTTGTAAATACTGATTGACTAGTTTATTCATAACAGGCAAATACTGCTTAATAATCTTTGTCTTAATTCCTGTGTCTTTTAACATTTCTACGATGACAAAATTATAATTAAACTCTTCAGATATTTTCATTTTGTTTTCAAGTTGATCGCTTCTGTCATCTTCAAATTTTGTAAGATCGGCACGAGCTTCAGTAAGATCCGTGCCAACCTCTTTTTCTATATGCGTTCGGTAATCAGATATCGTCGAGTTGAGGGACGTAATCTCGCGGGTATTGGAAGTGATTTTATGTACCCGATCCCGAAGCGTTGAAAGTATGCTAGTCTGATCATTAATCTGCGATTCCACTCCTTGGCCTTCAACTCCGATTTGCTTAAGCGCTGCCTTCCCCCTATCCTGAGATTCTTTCGTTGACCGTAAAATCTCATGTTTATGGCCGTCTGAAATGGCTTGGTCGCACACGGGACACGACTCATTCTCGTCGAAAAAGGTGATCCGCTTCTCGAGGTCGCGGATATTTGTCTGCCTATCTTGACTTCTGAGGAGTAAGTCCTGCTTCCGATTCTGTAAAGATCGTAACCTTTCATCGGCTTCTGATATAGATTCATCGAGTCCGAGGCCAAGCTCACTATTCTCAGCCTGTAGTTCATCGATGTTATTCTGCGATGCATGTATCCTAGATTCATAATCCTTCCGATTCTCTTCAGTTAGTGCTGCGATATCGCGAATGTACTTCTTTTGAGATTCAATTTTAGTTTTTACGATATCTATGTTATAGTCTATCTGTTTGAGATTATCTTTTAACTGCGCATTTCGTTCCTTTAGGATTATGTTCATCTTTGAAAATACATTAATGTCAAGAAGATCTTCAATGACTTCTCGACGTACTCCGCCAGGTAGTTGCATAAAGGGGATAAATGAGGAGCTACCTAATACAACTACCTGATGGAAAGACTTATGGTTTAACTTCAATATATTTTGTTCGAGTATCTTTTGATATTCTTTTGAATGAGATGATTGATTAATCATATCACCATTCTTCCAGATCTCAAATACATTTGGTTTGATACCACGACATACTTTATATCGAGCTGTACCAATATTGAATTCTACCTCAACTAAACTTCCTTTATTATTAATTGAGTTTACAAGTTGTGCTTTATTAATATTACGATGTGCCTTACCAAAAAGACCGAATGATATGGCATCGAGCATAGTAGATTTACCTGCACCATTTTGACCTACAACAAGAGTAGTCTTGTCTTTATTCAAATTGATTTCAGTAAAAGTGTTTCCCGATGACAAGAAGTTCTTGTATCGGAGAGTTTGAAATTTAATCATGCAAAATCCAGAGCCTGTGCTTCCGTCATAAGTTCACGTACTTGAATCTTAATTTTGTCCTTGTCAAGATCTGTATCAACAGCATCGATATAAGAATCAACGATCTCTTGAGTGTCATCAAAATTAATCTTCTCATCTTCAATATTTTCGCCAAGAAACTCTTGAAAGTTCTCAGCAATTTTTAGTTCAACGATATTCTGAGATTGAATACGATCAATGAACCTGTCAAATGTAAACATGTCTGCTTTATTTACAACGACAACCTTAACAAGCTTGCCATCTAAATTTTCGACATTATAGTTATTATAATCTATTTTCTCGTCATTGTACACAATTTTTTCGAATAAAGTGTGAGGATTTCTTATTTTTTCTACATCACGAGTTTCTGTATCAATTACATGGAAATACTTGGGGTCATGAGCATCTGACCAGAAGAATTCAGTTTGACTGCCAAGATACCAAATATTATCTCTGCGAGAAGAACAATGAAAATGACCGGTCAATACTAATTCAAAACGTTTAAATATATCCGGTGACATACCATGTGTATTCTTAATTCCACGCATCATTTCAAATCCGTTCAATTCAAGGTACGCACCGAGCCAGTCAGCTTTGCACTCTTGAATGAACTTCATTGATGTCTCATAGTTCTCAGAATTGATCCAAGGGAGAAGTGCGATTCGAAGAGAACCATATTCCATTACAGACGGTTCCATAACAATATGGATTTCATTCATATAATGGCCGAGACATTCTTTTAACGAATTAAGATCATTCGTATTCTTATAATATGTGTCATGATTTCCTGGTATAATATCCATCTTCATACCGAGTTTACGAAGAGGATCTAAGAAATACTTACGATTATGATTAAGCGCTTTAAAGTTTACAAATTTCCGGTGGTCATAATAGTCGCCCAAGTGTAAGACTTGCTCAATCCCATGTTCTTGACAGTAAGGAAAAAAGACTTCTTTGTAAAACTTTGCCGAGTTGTTGAGAAAGATTTCGGAAGAGTTACGTATACCGCAATGCGTGTCATTTAATACTGCTACTTTCATTTTAAGAAATCCGATAGATCAGAATCAGCTGCACGTGCTTTACGTTTTTTCTTTTCTTCTTTTACAAATTCTTTCACTTCGGTGTCAACGTTTCTTACTTTTTCAATACGATCACGAAGTGTATCAACAAATGCACCTACTACTTGTTGAGACATATCATCACCTAGATTATTATCGAGAAAAACAGATATATCAGCTTTTGATAAATATTTAAACTTAATGTCTTGCTGTTTCTTTTCTTTTGCAATGCGGCGAAGAAATGCATACCAAGTTATTTGTGTAAAATAAGCAAATGCATTTGGTTTGCCAGTTCTTGTTGCCGCTTCGAGGTTGTAATTTTCAATTGCTTTTAAACAATTTTCAACTGCATCCATAACCATCTCTTCACGATAAGTATAGCGAATAAAATTAGATTTATGAGACAGCCCTTCAGCAATTCGTAAGAAACAGCTGGCAATGTAATCAGTTACAATAGGGAGTTTTTCGTCTTTTGCCTTAGCTTCTCTTACAGTAGTAACATAGTCGACTACAGCCTGTGAGAATTCAGCATTATTTACGTAATGTATGCTAGCGCGTTTAGTTCTTGCCATATCGCTTCCTTTCATATTATAGTAATTATATACTAGTCAGTCGTATTTGTACATAGTATAATTTTATTTTTAGAGGAAAATATAAGTGTGTACTTTTCTGCCAGATAGTATATAATAAACTATAAAGTTTTCCGGGAGGCAGTAGTACTTAATTTCCATCAAGGGTTTTGTATTGCCATTCGTCTGTATGTCCAACCGACCATTTAGGTTCGGTTTCTACTCTATAGTTTTGAGTACATACTTTAAAATCTGGTTGTTTTAGATCTGGTAATGTCAGACTAGAATCTCTAAATAATACTCTATTGTTAGGTTGAGCCGCAAATTGTCCATTATCCAATTGTATAATATTAAAGCTTTTATGTTCGGGGTCGTGTTCAGAAAAATTTATGTCTATTGTCGATTTGTCACGATGAGCATTGTCTATTGTGAACATATACTCCCCAGCGTGCATCTGCTTGTCTTTTCCGAAAAACTCACACCTACTTAGGATAGGTTTTTCTACAACTGTTAAGTCGTAATCAAAGCAATCCCAAAGCTGCAAAACATCAAGAGGAAGATCACCATGATCTGTTTTCCAAACGAATGCGGAGAGAGGAAGTTTATCATAGAGTGCTCCATATTCTGTAAGAAGTGTTTCAAAGTATAGCGCCTTATATTGTGTTGATTTAACAGAGATCCATATACCAGGTGTTAATTCACCATGACCATGTTCTAGATCATACAAATATTCTTTGCGAACAAATACGTTTTCAGGTGGTAATGGATGGATTAAAAAACTCAATGTAATGTGCCTTTTGGTTTAAATTGAATGACATTCGCTGTATCAGAATCTTTTTCAATTTCGTCAAATTTAGCTGAAATAAATGCGTCCATTTCTTCGTCTGATAATTCTTTTAGCTTTTCTTCTATTTCTTTTAGACTTAATCCAGCTTGTCTTACCTTATTGTATTTATCTGCGTCTGCAAGAGCTGCTGCGTAATGGATCATGATTGTTTCAGATGGTTTACATTCTCCTACAATGTGCACAGAATTAAGAGCCACTAGTTCTTGTGTATCATCCATAAAAGACATCCATGGTTTTAATGTATAGTATCTTACATTATCTTCAAGGTCATCTGTAACTACAATTTTCATGCAGCGTCTTATAATCACATCGGCTGTAGAATCTTCATCACCAGATGCTACTAACTCACACACCATTTCTTCACCGTTTGTAAGCTTAAATTGTTTATATTCACCGCTCATGATTGGATTTCTAATTGTACTGTTTTATATTCGAATTGTTCTTTCTGATACATTTTAAGCCTCTCGAATGAATGAAGTAATGAGTAATTTTTTCTTTTTTCCCAACTAATATCGTCGGATATGTCGTATAATGTAGTAGCACTACCGTCTTCTGACTTTCTTAATCCTCGTCCAATGCTTTGAAGAACTCTGATCTGGCTCTTCGAAGGTGAAGCAAAGATAATATTGTGTAGATTCCTAATATTAATACCGGTACTAAAAGTACCCAGAGATGCGACAATGATAGCATTTTTTTGTTTCTCCACTATAGCTCTGATAGCTTCTCTGTCTGTCGCGGATACATCTCCACTTACAAAGAATACTTTTCTATTTTCATCTACCTTATTATCTATAAGCTCAAAAATAGGCTTACCATGCTTCTCAACGTAGTTATATAAAATAAGCGTGTTACCTTTCAGATCGAGAGCAAGATTACGAATAAACTTATTTCTAAATTGATTGCTTACAATGAAATCGATTTCATCCTGATATGTTCTCTTACCAAACTCCTTACGTACCGTCTCTGCATATTTAAGTACAATTCGTTTAATTTTGAGCTGGGCGAGAGTATCGTTATCTTGTAAGGACTTTGTCGTGGTAACGCGATATATTTTACCGAATAAGCCTTGGAGTACGAGTTCATGTGTTTGAGCTCCATCTAATGTTCCTGTTGTTCCGAATCTATACTCAGCTTCAGATGCTTTGTTCATAATTGACATAAGTGATTTTGATTTAAACCCATGACACTCATCGCCAACTACCATACCGAAATGATGAAACCAATCTCTTGATAATTTATAGATAGATTGCCATGTAGATATTACAACTCTTTTTGTAGTATTTTTATCTTTACCTGAATAAATTTTATGAACTTCATTCTCTACATCATATCCATAATCTTTAAAGTCACCATACATCTGTTCAACTAGAGAAGTTGTAGGCACAATCACAAGTACCATTTTATCTTCATTCTCAAGATACCATCGAGTTAAAGCATATATGACAAGTGATTTACCAGATCCGGTTGGAGAAAGAAGAACACCGCGTTTACGATGTATTCCAGTTGATACTGCATCAAACTGATAATCACGAATGATATACGGCATGCCAAGATCTGTAATAAAATTATAGAGTTCTTTTACTTCTACTTTATTATAGTCATCTATACGACCATATGGAGAGTCAATTACCTCAATAAGATAATCTCTTTTTTCTGCAAACTGTAAAAGATGTGGGTAGAGGCCAGCAGGTAATTCGCCTGACATCACTGTAAACAATCGAATCTTTCCATCCCACATTCGATTTCTAAATGCTGGCATGAATTTATAACCAGGAACATAGAACGAGAAAAACTCGTTTAATTCCTGGGCAGTGCCACTATCACATTGAATGTGAAGATTAGCATGATTTAGTTTCCTGACTCGAATTGTTTCCATTTAATTATATTTGATATCGTCTGATGACGCCAATTAATATTGTTAATAATGTCTGTTAAAGTATCTATAACAGTCTTATAGTACTGTATTTTTTCCTCAGATTTCTGAATTTCAGGATCGCTATCATAATAATAATCAAGTTCACCTTTAAGTATTTTAAGACCGTTAAAAGGATCAGCTTCCCAACCAAGTTCCTGTAAGGTTTCATGATCCATCTTACCATTGTAATATAGCCATTTCTGTTTTAATAGAACTTTTTGTTGAAACTCAGCACGCTTTGATTGTAGCTTATACGTTGAGAGAAGCTCAAGATACTTAGCGTGTAAGAGAGGTTGTTCTCGTGAGGATTTATCGAGTTCGTTTGAATCGATAACACAGTCTTTTGCCCACATTTCGTGGATAGCTTTCAAATCAATCATCATTTACTCCATACAGTATTATATATTATAATACATAATACGTCGAAAGTACACTAAGAATTATGCAAAGACTAACTTTTGATGAGCGCCTACAATTTGTTCTACTGTTCTACCACTTGTTGTTTGGTTGTAATAAACTTGGAAGCTTCTAACATACCATTCTAACGCGGTTCTAGATGTGTAACCAGCTGTATAAGAACCAGCGTCACCACCATTCCAGAATACCATTCCTGGTTGACTTACTGTAGGTGGAGTGTATCCTCCACCAGTACCAAGTCCAGAACCGATTTCTGTACCAAGAGTTGTGGTTCCGCCCGTTTGTGCAGGCCACATTCTAAATCCTGAAGAAGTGGTGTTGTTAATAGTAGCAATAGCATTACCTCCACCCCATATTGCCATAATCCATTCACCGTCATTATCCCAGTTAGAGAAAAGTCCCATGTTACCATCTAGTCTACCCAAACCGGTGGACGAGGTAGTTGCCAAAGTTATACTTTTTGCCGCCGCGTTATCATATACACCAATTCCGATTCCAGTTCCTGTTTCATTTGGTATCCACATACTAAACACAATCAAATCAGTCGATGCATCAAATCCACCAGTGTTAGTTAAATCCCATACCAATGCATTGTTAACGTTACCACCACTTTGTGCTTGAGTTTTACCACCGTAATGTCCTTGATATCCGCCGACTGTTCCTAAACTTACAGCACTACCTTGATATGTATCCGCCGTTACGCCGACTGTATCTTTCGATGCGGCATAGGTTGAATTAGCAACATAGAAATAATCACCTTCATAGAATGATAATGACACTGTTGATGATGAAGTTATGACATGCGAACCATCATTTGCTTTTATTCTTAATGTAAAATCACCGCCATCTGAATCTCTTACTGATGGCTTTAAAGTAATACGAGGCTCTGTCGGATGATTAGTGCTATCTAAAATACCTGATCCACCACTAGCACTATCTTGGCCAAATGCACTATCAAGTTGTGCTGGATATGAAGGTACTGTCTCATAAGTATAATTAATAGGAAATCCTTCGATATCGCTAGCAGCTTTAAACTTAATAATGCTTGTCTCACCATTGGCTTTTAGCGTAAGAACACCCGGTAAAGCAGAATCCCAACTAGGAACTTCGTTAGCTCCTGAATAAATTCTATCCCAAGCAGCACCATCCCAGTTAAACATGCCCTTTTTATCTGTAGTAAATGCTAAATCGCCGGCAGTATTACCAGAAGTTGGCAGTGCTGCAGAATTTGCATAGATAGTAACTCCTCCACCGGAAGAAGCACCAGAAGAAGCACCTAAATTTCCAGCAATTATACGCGACTTACTCATCTTTATTATCCTTTAGATTCTGTAGTTGGTGGTGTAAAGTTACTAGTATATCTTGCTAGTCCTTTAGTAATTCTAACATCTTGAGCATATCCATTGAAATAACTACTCGATCCTCCTCCACTTATGAAACGACCCATTCTAAGAGGTCTAGATCCAGATTTATTTGTCCACGCAGTTGAATCAGTAATTGTGCTTCCTTGTTGTACACCATCAATAAATCCTTTTAAATCTGTACCGCTTCTTGATACAGCAATATGATACCATGTATTTAATGTCGGCGTGAAACTAGCAAAAGTTCTAAATACATTACTGGTATTACTATACTGACCAAATGCAAAATTACCAGACCCATTTCTATACATTATCCAATCAGAATAATGTGCAGGCGTTGCATCAACTCCAGTGCCCATTAGAATAAGCGGAATAGAACCGCTCGGATTTGCTGCAAAATACCACCATCCTTCAACAGTAAAATCATCAGAACTAGAAAAATGATATTCATCCTTTTTAACAAAATCTAAATAATCCCCACTACCGTCAAAGTATATAGCAGACGAAGTTGCAAATTTTCTTTGTGTATTACTAGCAGTTACGTTACCGCTTTTAGTCATTATTTGACTTCCAGATGAAGCATCCCAAATATCATTCTTATTTGTACAAGTCAGTAATGATGTACCACTAATAGCAGTTAATCGAGCAGTTGGAGGAGTAAATGCAGATGTATAAACTGCTGTACCTTTTACAACTCTAAAGTCAGAAAAATAACCTTTAATTTCATAAGCATTAGCCGATGTTCCGCTACCAATACCTACGATGG